GCACCGGTCATAATTACCCGCCTTTCTCTTTTGTAGGGGACGCGCTTTCAACTAAGCGACCCCTGAACAATAAGGCTTATCATATGGGTAAGCAACAGGTTTTTGTATCGCTTTGTTGCATTTTGGCAGTATTAGAAGTCAAAATTACTTTGCTCAGACCTAAGTTGTTATTTCTGTAATATTTTTGTCGGCCCCGCTGTCAACCGTTTGCGAGCGGCCTATTTTGAGTGCGCTTTCTCGACAACTGACTCTATCGGCTTTCCTGTGACGATAGCGCCGATCACCTTCATCAGTGCTGCGCGAGTCGCTTCGGGGGAATGTTCGTAGAGGCCGCGGACAGTGTTTAGAACGTCTGCCAGCCCTTCGTCCTGGACTTCTGCGGGCGCCTGATGGTTTGTATCCATCCAGCCTTCTGCGAGGTTCAGCGCGCTTTCTATCCTGCGCGCGAGCTGCGGGCCGATGATCCGACCGTTGCCGCCCTCTTCCTTCTTCCCGCCGTTCTTGATCTGCGACACGTAGATCTGATCCATGCCGAGCCTGTCAGCAAAACGGCGCAGCATCCCCCGATCAGGCTCATTCGGCCAATCCTTGCGAAACTCTTCCTTGAATTGCTCAAAAAGCCAAAGGAAGTTTCGCTGACGAATGCGCTCGATTGTTTCTACGGTCATCTTCGGTTCCTGTGTTTTAGTCGCGGGTTGGCCCCGTCGTGCGCACCTCATGCGCTTTTCACCGGTACGGTCGTATTCCCCTCGCCGTCCTGCTTTTATCGTGTAACTGAATATTGCGACATAAGGCGTCTGAATGCAAGCGTGAACTAAGCAAAAAACTAGAGTTTTCACTAACTTACAGCGTTTTACGCCTACAAATACTGGATACTTGAGGCGCCTTATAATACAATGGAAGCCTTAGACAAACAGGCGAAAGGAGCCGACAAATGGATGCAAACGAGTTCCATCAAAAGCACGGCCGCAAGATCGTCGACCAGGTGCGCGAGAAGCTCGGCATGAGCCTGTGCTCTTGGTATCACATCAAGAATTACGCCCGTCCGGTGACGCCTGACCGCGCAGTGAAGCTCGCTATGGCAAGCGACGAGATCACGGCTGGCGACGGTATGCAGATCGTCGACCTGCTGCGTCTGCGCGATCTGCCGGCGCGCGTCGTTGGCACTGGCAAGGAGTGAGCGTGAACAGCATCTTGGACATCGACTACGAATGGTGGATGACGCCGGAGCAGAAGGCCGCGGCGCGCGCCCACGAGAAGGCGGCGAAGGCAGCGGGCGCCAAGTTTGATCGGCGAATCAAAAAGGCCATCGAAGAAGCCGCACCGTTTATGCGCGAGTGGGGCGACGGGAATGGCGGTGAAATGATGCGCCGAATCGATGAACAGATGTACGCCTCCGGCGCCATCCGCTCAAGAAGCCGGGGGGACGTCTACCAGAAGGCGAAAATCAGCCGAACCCTTGCGAAGGCTGTTTTCGAGCGTGATGCGTACCGGTGCGTCATGTGCAGCTCGCACGTCGATCTCTGCTGCGACCATATCATTTCCGAGCGCGACGGCGGCCCGACGACGCTTGAAAACCTGCAGACGCTTTGCCGCCCCTGCAACAGCACCAAGGGCAAGAAGTCGTTTTCCGTCCTCAAGAGGAACGCAGCATGATCATCCGAGAGCCGCGCCCGGACAGCAACTTCTACATTCTCGACAAGCGGATCAGTGAAGACGAGCGCCTGTCGTGGGCCGCTCGCGGGATGCTCATCTTCCTGCTTGGCAAGCCCGATCATTGGCGCGTCAGCATTGAGGCACTGATCAACTGCACGGCAGGCGCAGGACAGCGCCAGTCCGGTAAAACGGCCGTTTACGCGATCATCAACGAACTCTTGAATGTCGGCTATCTGAGACGCAAGAAGCACGCAGACGGGACGCTCGACTACCTTGTTCGCGAGCGCGCGACCCCCTCCGACCCAAATTCAGGAAACCCAGATTTGGGTAATCCAGATCAGGGAAACCCAGATTTGGGTAATCAACCACTAGTAAGTACTGATTCTAAGCAAGAACCGAGAAAGGCAGTAAAGACTGAAAAGGTCGCTGCGCGCCCCTCCTTACCTGAATGGCTCGATCCTGAGTTATGGGCCGAATGGGAGCAGCATCGCAGGGAGAAGAAAAAGCCGATGACGCCGAGCAGCGCACTGAAGACAATCGAGCAGCTCGCAACCTACCGCGCGCAAGGGGTCGATCTGAAGGCGGCAATCAATCACTCGATTGCGAACGGATATCAGGGTATTTTTCCGCCCAACTCTAAAACATCTGGTGTATCATCTACTAAAACAAAATCGCTTTCTGACATGGACTACAGCGAGAGTTTCTTCTAACCAGAAGTGTTGTACAAAAACAAACAAGGAGCCGGTATGAATGATTTAGTGGCCGCATGGACCGAAGGGGTGATCGCAAAATGAACTGCATCGCTGACGGATTCTGGTTCAAGCTCGGGTCGATCGCCGCTGAGATTGCGGTTGGCGGCGCAATCTTCCTGTCCATCACCATCGCTTACATTGCGCTCGCAATCTTCCTGCAGAGGCGCAAATGAACGCTCCCGCCGAATTCGGCATGTGCGAGAAGCACGGCCAGTTCCATATCAAGTCGATAGCGACGCGCGTCTACACAATCAGGGTCGACCAATGCCCCGCCTGCTGCAAGGAAGACGCAGACCGCGAGGCCGCCGCTAAAGCAGAGAAGGAGCACGCAGAGCGTCAGGCGAAGATCGAAGCGCGTCTGGAGCAAGCTGGTATCCCTGCTCTGTTCCGCGATCGCACGTTTGACAATTACGAGTTCCCGACAAGCGAACAACTGCGCGCACGTAACCGTTTCTATACCTTCGCGCAAAACTTTGACCATCACCTGAAGCGCGGCACCGTCCTAGTCGGCATCGGCAAAGTTGGTACCGGTAAATCTCACCTTGCATGCGCGGCTGCTAACTACCTGATGGCACGCGGTCACACCGTCTACTTTACGTCCACCGCACGCTTGTTTACCAAGATTCGCGGAACATGGTCGCGCAACTCCGAGCTTACCGAAGAACAGATGCTTCGCCAGTTCGAGTCGATCGATTTGATGATTCTCGACGAGATCGGATTGCAGCGCGGCACCGACGACGAGCAACGCACGCTGCACGAGCTGCTAGAGGCGCGCAGGCTCAATTGCAAGCCCACCATCCTGCTGACAAACCTCGACGTACCGAGCCTGAAGGCGTATCTCGGCGAGCGCTTCATGGACCGCCTGAGCGAATCTGGCGTAAGCGTGAAGTTTGATTGGGAGAGCCACCGGCGAGCATCGCGCGACGTGGGCGGCCTTGATTCGGAGGCAGCATGATTCCAGCCCGCATCAGCGATTACCTCAGCACGCAGCCCGAGGGCGCCACCGTTCAGCAGATCGCCGACAGCATCGACATTACGGCTCAGAAGGTGCGCCAGGCACTATCGCGACTTGAAACCAGCGGCAAGGTGAAATGCAACGGCCGCCGCGATAGATCGGGCTGCATTTGGTTTAGCACGCGCGAGGATACGCCGCCAGTGTTTCGAGCGATGGAGACGCTACGGGCGATGCAAGACGCTTGCCGTGCGCGATTGATGGCTAACGAGATGGAGGCGGCATGACATACAGCATCGAAACACATCGTCGCGTGTATGACGACGACAACGGCAACTTCCTGACCATTCGCCCATCGCCCGATTTCCCCGATGGGAATGTGTGCCTGATGACTGAAGGCGAAGAGAAAGAATACTTCGGCGAGATCCGCCTTGATCTGCCAGTAGAGATGATGCGCAAGATCGCCGAAGCGCTGATCGCGGCGTGTGACGAAGCGGAGGCCGCATGAGTCCCGCCCTGTACTGGTGGCTGTTCTTGAACGTCATGGCGCGGGCGTGGTCTATCCCGGCGCCGAAGCCCGAGCAGAAAAAGGAGGAAGCGTGAGGACAGAAATCATCGGCGAGGCCACGCTGTATTTAGGGGATTGTCGCGAGATCCTGCCGACGCTTGATCGCGTCGATTCGGTTATTACCGACCCACCATACGGGATTGGGATTGCAGCAAACCCGGTTCGCCAAAAACACGAAAAGCTAGATTGGGACGCCAAGCCCATCAATAGCGACGACATCAATGCGCTTCTCGCGCTATCCGATCGGCAAGTCATTTGGGGCGGCAACTACTTTCAACTGCCGCCGACGCAGTGCTATTTGGCATGGGACAAGATGCAGCCGGAAAACTTCTCGCTTGCCATGTTCGAGCTTGCATGGTGCAGCTTCCAGAAGCCCGGAAAGATGTTCCGTATGTCTGTCACTTCTTATCCAAAGGAGCACCCAACGCAAAAGCCCGTCGAACTTATGGAGTGGTGCATTAAACAGGCCGGCATGCCGCTGTCCATCCTTGACCCATACATGGGCTCGGGAACCACAGGCGTCGCCGCCGCGCGCATGGGGCGCGAGTTTATCGGCATCGAGCGCGAACCAAAGTATTTCGACATCGCCTGCAAGCGCATCGACGAGGCTCAGCGTCAGGTGTCGTTATTCGAGCCGCCGCCCACAGTCAAGCACGAGCAAACGGGACTGTTTGCGTGAGCAAGCCATTACGCCAATACGAATACAAAGACCCTCTTGAGGTCTTGATAACGCGCGAGGAACGAACATGCAAGGGCTGCGTCTGGAGTGTCGGGAAAATCACGTTCGGGGAACGCTCACTTTGCGCAAAGCTGCGCGTGATGACGAAGCGATGCGCGGAGTACCGCTGTTCGCAAGCATGGAGGCAGCACTATCGTTCGCGCATCTCTGGCGGGCAACGTCAGGAGTAAAGGCGAGCGAGATCAAGGAATTCGTCGGCAAGGAAGGCGGCATGATCCTATCCGCGAGCGAGAAACGGGCGCAGGCGCGGCTGATCCTCGATGTCATAGCCTCGCATACCTCGCTCGATCAACGGGCGCTCCTAGACGCGGAATACGGCGGCGAGAACGGCGAGCGACACGCGGCGATCGGTCGGCTCGAACACCTGTTCGCCGGCATCGTGCGCAATCGGGCCGTCATTCGCCTGATGCTGATGCGCGAGTTCGTGTACGGCGCGCACTACTGCCCTTCCGCGCAGCACATCGCCGACGAGTGCGGAGTAAGCCGAAGCACCGCATACAACGCAGCTACGAAGATCGGGCCGGCGATCGCAGAGCTGCGCCAAGCGACGCACGAGAAGTTACGACCGGCGTTCGAGCGGCGCGGGTGGCTGGCGCGAGAAGAAACGTAGGCGATCGCACAAATATTTGTGCGAAGTCGCTTGCGTTGTTAATACTTCGCGTGTATTATTCACTCATGCGCTGAACGACGCACACCAACCGGAGAGAGGGGAGTGAATCACTACCTGGTTTTCTACGCGATTGCTTACAACGAAGTCGCGCATTACATCATGACCGCGGACGATCTCGCTCAGGCAAAGCGTATCGCCCGAAGCATCTACGGCGATCGGTTCATCAGCCTTATCCGCCACTACTAACAACACCGCGCCCGGTACGCCGGGCCTTACAGGTCGAAACCGCTTCGGCGGTCTGCGCGTAAGGCGCGCACTGATGAGACCACAACAACAAACCAGAAGGAAACGTCGATGAAACCGCAAAACATCTCCCGCAACGGCTTATTACGCCGTCTTGAAGCCTTCCGCCCGCAACAAGCTCCTGTTGCGCGTAAAAATTTGTCTGCAATGGATACACTGGCTGCTTCAGTTCCTAAGTCAGTGTTCATGCAAGAACTGCGCAAGGCCGGCGACGAGCATCTTTGCCCAGTCGCCGAACTGATCGAACTCCATCGACAGGTGCAGATCGCGGAGAAGGTGCCGGACATGTACGCCCTTCTGATGAATTTCGATCTGGAATGGCGTCGCTTTTCATCGATGTTTCCTGAAGCCGCCGCTGATGGCTGGCTCTCCCTCCTTGTGAACCGTGCGCGCGTCCTGCGCGATGAAATCGACGAGATCAGCCATGCGGGCCGCAATTGATTGGGCGATCGCCGCGCTGATCTGCTTCGGCGGCAGCGCTTGGGCGGCACACGAAAACCTGAGGCTGCTGACATGAGCGACTGGCAGCAACAAATCGAATGCGAAGAACAGCAACTTTACGAGCAAGAACGAACAGGAGAAGCAAATGAGCATCGCAACTTTGATTTTGGGCGAGAGCGGAACCGGCAAGTCGACCAGCTTGCGAAATCTCAACCCGGCAGAAACCCTCTTGATCCAAGCGATTAAGAAGCCGTTGCCCTTCCGCGCGAAAGGCTGGTCGTATCGCACGAAGGAAAACCCGGTCGGCAACATCTTCGTTACCGACAAGGCCGACCAGATCATCACGCTGATGAGCAAGACGCAACGAAAGGTCGTCGTGTTCGACGACTGGAATCTGATGATGACAAACGAGTTCATGCGCCGAAGCGCTGAAACGGGGTTCCAGAAGTTCAGCGAGATCGGAAAGAGCGCATGGGACGTGATGATGTCTGCCTCTGTCCTGCCTGACGACGTGCGCGTGTACTTCCTCGGCCATGTGTCGACCGACGAACTCGGCCACGTCCGCGCCCGCACGATCGGCAAGATGCTCGACGAGAAATGCCCGGTCGAGTCGCTTTTCACGATCGTACTTCGAGCGGCGCTCATCAACGGCCAACACATTTTCAGCACGCAAAACAACGGATCCGACACCTGCAAGTCGCCGATCGACATGTTCGCCGATCAGCACATCGACAACGATCTTGCAGCAGTAGACGCGGCTATCACCGACTTTTACGGCATCACCCAACCGGCTACGGCCTAACTCAAAAAGGAAACAAACGACATGTACGCACTGAACAACGAATCCGCACAAGCCGCGCGCAAGGCCGAGCAACGCACCAGCTTTATCGACGAGAAAGGCAAGTATGTTGGCAAGTTCACACGCGCAGAGGACATCACCGCATCGAGCGGAACGCGTGGCATCGCCTTCACCTTCGAGACTGACGACGGGCAGAAGTCGAACTTCTCTATCTACACGATCAAGTCGAACGGCGAAAAGCTCGGCGACTACGGCACGCTCATGGCGATCATGACCGTCCTCGGCGTGCGCGACATCAAGCCGGCAAAAGCCGTGTCGACGGTATGGGACAAGGAAGCCGGCGGCAACGTACAAAAGACGCTGACTCAGTTTCCCGAACTGCTGAACAAGCCGATTGGCGTCCTCTTGGCGATGGAGGAATACGCCAAGAAGCAAAACGGTGTTGAAACTGGCGAGACCGGCTGGAGCGTCCGACTGAATGCCGTGTTCCAGGCTGACACCGAATTGACGGCAGCCGAAATCCTCGACCGGAAGACGAGCCCGGCGAAGCTGCCCTTGCTGGTTGCCGCCCTGCGCGATCGTCCGCTGAAGAAGTCGGCAGGACAACAGCAGTATGCGCCGGCCGGTGGCCCGAGCGACTTCGATGATTCGGGAATCCCGTTCTAACCAACAACGACCGCGCCGCTAGCACGCTCTAGCGGCGCACCAAGGGGAACAAGCATGGAGACATTGAGTGAGTGGCACCCGAGAGAAATTACGCCGGTTCATGTCGGCGTGTACGAAGTGCGAGTGAAGGCAAACGGCAAGATCGTGCGTTGGTTCAGCTACTGGGACGGGAGACGATGGTCGCTTTCCGCATCGACACCAGAGCAAGCGAGCATCTATATGTACACCCGCAGCGATGCAGCAGAGCACGCAGGCGGGTTTGAATGGCGCGGATTGAAGGAGAAAGCAGAATGAAGCGAAGCAAAGAAGAAGACGCGATCATGAGCCGGATCGCGAATCTGGAAACCGAACTGAAACGCCAGAACAAGCTGCTCGAAGAAGAACGCTACCGCAACGCGGGCATCGCGATAGGCGACATAGTGGTGTGCAAAGGCGAGCGGTTCCGCGTGGCCGAGGTGAAGACGTTTAGTTACGGTTCGGTATGGGTAGTCGGCAACGCAAAGAAGAAAGACGGATCTTGGGGCACGGCGCGAAAGGCGCTGTATAGCGACTGGGAAAAGGAGCAAGCATGAATCGCTTAGACAACACCGTACCCGTCATCGCCGTTTCGCTCGATCACATTCGCGAGCAGATCCGCATAGCAGAGATCGACGTTGCGGAAGCCACAATGCGCAGAGACATGCTGCGATTCATCCTGGAGCTGCGCCAGCAGGATGATCCGGTAGAGCAAGCGCACCGCAATCGTACCGCTGCGATCATAGCGAAATTTTATGCGTGAATAATACTCGCCATGCTTTATTTCGTGGCAATATTCTAGAACGGATACGCCCGATGCTTTATGTCTGGCGATGACAAAAAGGAGCCGAGATGGAAACGAAACACACACCTGGGCCGTGGCACGCGGTCGACAACAAACAGTTTTGGGAAATAAGGACGTCGGATTGGGAGCGCAGCGGAGAACAGATCGGCGACGCGTGCGCATCATGCTTCATCGACGGTCATAAAGATAATCCCGTAGCAGAAGCCAATGCGCACCTGATGGCAGCCGCGCCGGATTTGTTCGCGGCCCTGACTGCGCTGATGGGCGATCACGGCGGATCAATCGGCGTATCTCGCACTGATGAGCGAGCGCTGGCGGCACTGGCAGCTATCGCCAAGGCAACCGGAGAGAAAGCATGAGCAACCTTTTCGAGATCGCAGCGGAGTACCGCGCGGACGTAGCAAAGCTGGAAGACCTGGAGCTAGACGATCAAACGTTCCTCGACACGATGGAAGCCATCGGCGGGGATCTGGAAACAAAGGCGATGAATACCGCATTCGCCGCGAAGAATCTCGAAGCAACCGCAGCGCAGATCAAAGAGCACGCGAAAGCGATGGTCGAGCGCGCGAAGGCGCTGGAGAACCGAGCAGAGCGCATCCGCAAGTACCTGCTCGATGGCCTCACGCTGGCGCAGGTGGAAAAGGTGGATACGCCCTACTTCCGCATCAAGATCGCGCTCAATCCGCCGAGCGTGCAGATTGCAGACGAATCGCTGATTCCGGATGCGTACAAAACGGAACCGGAGCCGCCCAAGCCGATGCCGGACAAGAAGCTGATCGCGGCGGCGCTGAAAGATGGATTCGAAGTACCGGGTTGCTCGCTCGTTCGCGGGCGCCGTTTGGATATTAAGTGAGGAAACCATGACGCCAGAACAAAAAATCAAGCACCTGATCCTTATTCGCTACGCGGAACTGAACAAGAAGCCTGCGCCGGAAAACGTCACCGCCGAGAACATCGACGAACTATACGACGAGACGAACGGCGACGACTACGAGCTTCAAGACGCAATCAGCGACGTGCGTTGCAGCGGCGAGGAAACCGGCCTTTCTTGCGACTGGTCGCGCCACTACGAATCTGACGCTGTAGCAGCTAAGGCGCCGGATGGCTCATGGGTCGGCTGGACCTACTGGTACGGCGGCGGCAAGCACGGCGAGCCGGAGGCTATCGACTGGATCGAAGACGCATACGACGTGATCGTGACCGGCGAGAAGACCATCGTCCAGCGCATTTTCGCCAAAGCATAACCGAGAACAACCATGTCCACGTCAATCACGATCTTAGCCAACGGCTACATGGAAATCACCTGTGTCAATCCTGAAGCCGAGCCGCTACGCCGGCATTACGTGATCCGGCGCACGGTCGATTACCGGTCGATCCCTTGGTGCTAGGCGTGGACAGGGACGAATGCTTACGCCGCTTTATGCAGGCAGTGAGAGACGGACGCCGAGGCGACTACGGCAGCTCTAAGGCGATCGTCGAGAGCGTGAGGCAGAGAGGCGGTAACGAGGCCGCCGAGCGGGCGAAGAAGGAAGTTTGGGCCTACATAAAAAGCGAGAAAAAAGCGTGAAATTTGCCTACGCAGACCCGCCCTACCTGGGCTGTTCGCTCAAGTTCTACGGCGATCATCCGTACGCGCAAGTGTACGACTCCACGGAAGGCCATCGGGCGCTAATCGAGCGCCTGTGCGACGAATACAAAGACGGCTGGGCGCTCTCAATGACGAGCGGAAACATGCACGACCTGCTTCCACTCTGCCCTCGCGAGTCTCGAATCATGGCTTGGGTAAAGCCGTTTGCAGCATTCAAGCCGAATGTTGGCGTCGCCTACGCATGGGAACCAGTCATCGTCATGGGCGGCAGGAAGCGCACCCGCCAGCAGGATACGGTACGTGACTGGTGTGCTGTGAATATCACGCTCAAGCGCGGCTTCACCGGAGCGAAGCCGGCCGAATTCGTGTTCTGGCTGATGGACGTGCTGAACGTTCAGGAAGGCGACACGGTAGACGATTTGTTTCCAGGATCTGGCGCGGTGCAAGCAGCCATCGATGCTTACTTCGGCGCGATGACTGGGCATGTGCAAGAGGGGTTATTTGCAGACGAGAACGCATCATGAAATACGCAGCCAAAGCAGACCGCAATCAGCCCGAAGTCGTCGCAGCGTTACGCAAGATCGGCGCGAAGGTTGTACCGACCCACACAGTCGGACAGGGCTTTCCTGATCTTGTCGTTGAATACGAAGGACGCACGTTCCTGCTCGAAATCAAAGACGGAACAAAGCCGCCGAGCGCGCGCAAGCTGACGCCTGCGCAGGAAGAATTTCACGCCGCATGGTCAGGCGAGATTTACGTCGTTGAGACGATCGAGCAAGCGATTGCAGTCACCTGTCAATGGCAGGGCGCATGATGGACAAGCACATCATCATCCTAAACGAGAGCAACCGCCGCTTCGCTATCGGCGCCGTGACGCATCGCCCTGATGGTCACATTCTCACCCTCTCCGAGCCGACACGCACGCTCGACCAGAACGCGAAGCTGTGGCCGATGCTGGCTGACGTATCGCGCCAGGTTAATTGGTACGGCCAGAAGCTGACGCCCGAAAACTGGAAAGACGTCTTCACGGCTTCGCTCAAGGGGCAGAAGGTCGTTCCCGGTATCGACGGCGGATTTGTGGTCTGCGGCCAGCGGACTAGCACGATGGGCAAGAAGCTGTTTTCCGACTTGATCGAACTCATGCATGCATTCGGCGCGCAGCATGGCGTTCGCTGGAGTGCGCCGGCAAGTTACGCGGAGTACGCAGCATGACGGGGAAAGAACAAATCTTATCGCTCCTGCAATCAGGCGCATACACGCGGATCGACATTCAATCTATCGTCAAAATGACGACGGGCGGCACGAACAAGGCGATCAAGCAATTGCGCGATGAACGCCGGGTTTACATCGACGGATGGGAGCGACGCGACGGGCGATCAGGGAACCATCTACCGCTTTATCGAGCAGGCAGAAAGCGCGATGCCGCCCCCCTTCCTCGATTGACAAAATCGGAGACGAGCAAGATCTATCGACGCCGGCATGCGGCGGTTTTGAAGACGCGACGAGCGGCAAGAACGGGGAAGCCGATCAATCCGTTTGCGCAACTTCTGTGGAGCCAGCAATGAAGCATCGAGCCACCAAGCGCGAAAGCGCATACATGGGTCGCGTCGCCGAAATGGCTTGCATCTGCTGCACCCTTCTCGATCGCCATCAGCAGTCTAAGACCGATGTGCATCACATTCGCACCGGGCAAGGTGGCGCGCAGCGAGCGGGGAATTTCCTTGTGCTGCCGCTCTGTCACGACGACTGCCACCAGGGGCCGAACGGCATCCACGGCGACCAGACGTATCTGCGCATCCTGAAATGCACAGAACTTGACCTTTTGAACGCAACGCTCGATCGCCTCAACTCATGAAAAACACAATCAACATCGGCCGTCAGCCGGAAACGATCTCTCCGCACGAGCTGGCAGACGCCATGCAGGCAGGACGCGCCTACTCGCAAGAAGAAGTAATGGGCTTGCTGCCGGGACGCCCACGCGCCTGCGTGCGCGACACGCTGCATTTGATGGTGCAAAAAGGCATGGTATGGCGCAACAACAGCAAGCGCGGCGCGATCACGTTCGAGTTATTGGAAGGTGAGCAACTTCGGGAGGCGATCGACAGCAAGACGAAGCGCGCCGAACCGCCCGCATGGATGAGCAAGAACCTCGTCGGCTACGAGCGATCGCAGAACGGCTTCCGCGATCTGTGTTTACTCGCGCGAAAATAATACATCAGACGCTTGCGTTCCAGATACGTCACAGGTATTATTCATCGCAATGCAGGAACAACAATAACCACACAACAGAAGGAACCAGCATGCACAAGAACTCGACTCGCTTCTTATTACGCACGTCCGTCTACGTGGCCGCCTTCTTCACACACGGCCGACAGAGGTTATAGCGTCGGTCGTATCTAAAGCAGACAACCACGCCCCGGTGCTACGCGCGCCAGGTTAGCGAAACACCTATTGCGAGAGAGAAATGACTGACGAACAGATTGCAGCACTGCGCAAAGCATCAGCCGTGCTATGCGGAACCGGCTATCACGACGAGGCCAGCGTCATCAATGGCCTTCTCGCCACCCCCGCCCCTCTCTCAGATGAACCGGTGGCGGTGGAATGCCGCAAGTGTTTTCGGTGCGGTCACGATGCTCATCTTGGGCAGTGCGTGAACGTAGCGCCGACTCCGAGCGACAAGCAAGAGGCGGTGAATGGCATCCCGGCAACCCTTCGGCATGACGAAGGTGCAATTGCTCGCTGCTCCTACTGCGGTCGCTATTCGCTCGACCCTAAGACGCTGAGCAACCGTCAGCCGAAATGCGACTGCGGCGAGCAGCATGGATGGAGCGGAAGTTTCAAGAAGCCCGGCCCTGATTCGAAATGGAGCGGAGCCGCCCCTCTCGCCCAGTCCGCAGAGCAAGACAGGATTGATGCGGAGCGGTATCGACATATTCGAAAGATGCTAGACCCTCTCTTCTCGGCGGAAGAATACGACGCCAACATCGACGCCGCGATCAAGGGAGCGAGCAAATGACGGACGAACAGAAAGCAGCGCTCGATCTGGCAATCCTGAATCTCAGGACTCACGGCGACGATCAGTTGCTTCGTGCTGTCGAGCCGCTGATCGAGTTTTACGAATCCCGTGTATTGGCGGAGAGGAAGGAGCCGGTTGCGTGGGTCCGCTATCGCAGCGACGGCGGATTCGAAGGCCCGATCATGGACAGCGACGCGCGGATGTGTGACAC